CCTGAAATCTCCGAGCTTTGATGCGTATATCTCGTTTACAACTTGCCCGTCTGCCAGGCCGTACTTGCAGCCCCACAGCCGGTTATTGCTCTCGACCACGTAGTCCATGTCCGGGATCAGCAGGTCCGCGTGCACCGTGCCGGTCAGTCCGCCGGCTTCCACGGCCTGGCTCAGCAGTCCGGCCACCACGATATAGTCGTCCCCGGCCGCGTAGACGATCACGCTGCCGTTCAGCATGGATACCTGCTGCTCCAGGCGCACATCCGGGTCTTCGCCCGCCAGCTGCAGGCCGGATACCTCGATGGCGTCGTATTCCTTCAGGCCCGTGCCGATTCCCGTCGCAGAAATCTTCACATAGGTGGTCGCCACTTCCACCCATTCGTCCGTGCTCTTGCTGTACTGGCGCAGCACATCGTTTTCGCCGCTCTCGTCCAGCCAGTAAGTGCCGTTCTCCGGGTCTGCCGGCGGGTTTACGCCCGGGGTGATCGTGCCGACATAGCCGCTGCCGTCCATCCGGCACATGCTCAGGGTGATCGTGTCGGCCGCCAGCTGCCATTCCCGGTTCATGCTGCCCACATCGCTCAGGTCCGCGGTGTTGAAATACTTCTTATCCGGCCATATCAGTACATATGCGCCGAATGATACAATCTTCTTCGGGCACATGGCCGGGTCTGTGCTCAGGCTGATGCCTGAAACCGGATAATTGTTGTAATATACTTCGTTTCCGCGCACAAAAACCAGCTGGTCCCGGCCATGGATGCCGGTCAGCGGTACACTCGGCTGCCCTTCCAGGTCCAGGTCCGTGATTCCGCGCTTTTTGCGCAAAGTCAAAAGCGGATAGCCGTCTCCCGACAGGTTTTTCATGTCGTGAAGTTCGCCGTCCGCGATAATTTCGTTTTGATTCAGGCCATGAAACGCGCTGGTCATCAGCGTGCTCTTTGCGCCGTCCTTCAGCAGTGGCATGGTCCTCATGGTCGTTTCCTCCTCAGAGCAGGAAATGCGGCTTTGCCGTCAGCGGCATGTGCCCCTGCGTGTAGTAGTCGCTGAAATTGTCCCATTCGTTCTTCATCCGGGCCCAGTCGTTATTGAACTTCTCCTCTTCCTGGTTCAGTTCGTCAATCTTCGCCATAATCCAGTAGACATACAGCATGTCATATGGCGCCGGAACCAGCATCACGGTGCCCTGGTCCGTGTCGTTGTCATAGTGCGGCGGAATGGCTTCCTCCTCGGTGTGCGCATGCTTCATCAGGATTTCCTGATGCACCTTGTTCTCGATCTCATTCAGGAAACGGACCTTTACGGCCGTTTTCATCATGTTCGGTTTCAGCTGGTCCGCCAGGGTGATTGCTTCGTTGATGGTCATTTGCGGTCCCTCCTAAAAAAACAGGCGGAAAAGCCTCCGCCTTTCCGCCTGCATTTCTCTTACAGCCCGTTTTCGTGCGGATTCGTTTTCGGGTCGAATACCTGCACGCCGTCCTGGTACTCCTCTTCGCGCCGCTTGGCTTTCAGGGTGTCCGTCAGGATCAGCGCAAACGGCAGTTTCATCTTCTGCCGGCTGTCATTCGCGGGAATCTGCGCGCTGCGGTCGTTGATGTTAATCCAGTACCACTTGTCTTCGCCCGGATCACGGTGCGGGACAAACACTTCCACATCCACGGTCCACGGATCGGTGCCCGCTTCCGCCGCTTCCGCCGCGATCTTCTGCACGTTCTGCGCGTCGATCTCGGCCTGGCTCATCGGCCGGGGCGGGGTGACCTTCTTTCCGCTAGCCATCTGCTGCATGAGCTCCTGCTGTTTCTCCATCTGCTCCTGCATCTGCTGCATGATTTTCTGCATGCTGGCCAGCTGCGCCTTCAGGTCGATGTTCTCCTCCGCCAGCTTGCCGGCTTCCGGCGCCTGGTCTTCGGTGTCGATATCCGGGGCGTCCGTTTCGATCAGTTCTTCCGTCTCAGCGGGCTTTTTCCTTGTTGCCATTCGTGTCATCCTTTCTGCCCGTAGGTGGGCGATTCCATATTATCCATAGCGGCCGGCGGGTGGATTTCCTGCCGGCCGCCGGATTGTCAGATCTTCACCAGCACGCCGCTGGCCACCAGCTGATTCACGATATCCGCGCTCAGACTGCCCAGGTCGGTGCCTGTGCTGTCCACGCCGATAATCGCGCCGTTCGGACCTTTCACGATCTTCATGTCGCGCACCAGGTTGGTGACGGTGCCGTTTACGTTGCAGTAGCAGTTTTCGACAACCTTATAGGTGGTCGCGTCCTTGCTTGTCACGCATAGCACCACGTTGCTCTCGCCCATGTCGAACTTCTTGGTCGCCATGTCCACGGTCCAGCCTCCGGACAGGACGATCACCTCGTCCACTTCGTTGCCGGAAGCAGGCGTCAGCGTCAGGGTGACGGTGTCGCCCTTCGCCAGCGAGCTCGCCGGGGAAGCGGACGCGGTTGTCATGCCGCTGTCCTTGTATACGGTCACCGTCAGGCTGCCGGCGAACATCTGCAGGTTCATCCGGATCTTCTTCATGTGCCTTCCTCCTTTTGTCGGAATGCCCGGGCGGATCGCTCCGCCCGGGTTGTTATGCTGTCATCAGGTCCAGTTGCTCAGGCTCACGTTGTCGGTCTCGGTCGCAGAGTAGCTGGAACCGGACCAGATGGTGCACATGCGCTCCTGGTAAAGGATTCTCGCAGCCATCTCAAATTTCACGCCGACTGTGCCGAACTGCTCCAGCGGTCCGCCGATCTCGCCCTTGGTCTTGATGATGGTTTCCATGCCGCCGCCTTCCGCGTCGATCACGCCGAAAGCGTCCTTGGCAAATACCATCGTCTTGTAGGTGGCGTAGGTCTGTCCCGCGCTCTTGATGACGGGTGCCAGGTTGCTTTCCACGAACCGGATGCCGTGCATGCGGCCCAGCTCGCCGGCCAGGATGTCTTCCGCGTCGGTGTAGATGCGGGCGTCGATCCAGTCCTTATCGTGCCGGATATCCTCGGACACATCCGGGTGCACAACGGCCACATAGTATTTGCCGCTGTAGCGCACCTGCTTGGCGCCCTTCTTCAGGTTGGTAGTCGCCTTCAGCAGGTCATCCACGCGCAGGTTGCAGTTGTAGCTGGCCAGCGCGGTCTGCAGCGCGGCTTCGGTGCTCGGGGTGGACACATAGGTGTCGCCGTTGTACGCGCTGGAGAAGATGATGTTGGTGCCGCCCAGCAGCACGTTCCGGGTCAGCAGGTCGTTGGTCAGTCCGCCGGCATATCCCAGCTCTTCCGCGGCGGCCGTCTTCGGCTCGTCGATGGAATGGGCATCCAGCAGGTCGGAAATGGCCACATAGTCGCCCCACTGCGTCAGCTGGCAGGTGATGGCGACCTGGCTCAGCTTCCGGCCGGTCGGGATCACGCCTTCAGTCAGCTGATGGACGACGCCCAGGGTCTGCCAGCGCCGGAATTCCACCGTGCGGCCATGGTTGGCCGGCAGGCTCTGATGCTTGCCCAGCTGGGTGTAAATCAGCTGGTCGCGCGCATTGTCCAGCACTGTGGTATCGTAGTAGGTTTTGTCCAGGGTGCTCAGATCGCTGGTGCCCGGGACAAAGGATTCAGTCGCTCCGGTATACGCGTTCACGTAATTGCCGGTCGCGTTGACAAGGGTACCTGCGTCCGCAAACAGCTGCAGGTCCATCCAAAGTTTCTTCATTGGGATTCCTCCTTCTCTCTTATCTGCCAGGGATCACGACCTTTCCGCTCTTCACCTGGCTTCTGAATGCTTCGCGTTCTTTGCGCGTCATGTGGCTGAAGTCCATCGGGGCCTGTGCCGCCGGCTGTCCCTGCCCATGCGCCGCGCCTTCGATCGGCCGCATACCCTGCGCCCGGATCGTCTGGCCCAGCTGCTGCTGCGCCCGTTCCATCCCGGCCTTCATGCTTGCCGCTGCCAGCTCTTTGCCGTGCAGCGTGTAGAAAGCGTCCTCCACGCTGATCCCTACCTCTGGGCTCGTCAGCCGGAAGAATTCGGGATTCTGAAGCTCCGCCCGCAGGTCAAAGTCCGGAAATACCTTCCGCAGCTCCTCCGCCTGCTGGGTCAGCTTCGTGAAATGGTTCCGCATCAGCTGGTCCTGAATGCTCGCCTGCTCCATCTGGTGCAGTCTGGCATTCTCCTTCTCCAGTGCCTTCATGGTCTTGAAGCTGTCCACGGACATTCCCGCTTCGGCCGCTTCGTCTTCGTACAGGCTGTCGTCGTTCTGGTAGCTCTTCAGCAGATCCTCCACGGAATTGACGCGCCTGTCCTTCATGGCCAGTTCCAGCACCGCGTTTTGCTGGTCCAGCTGTTTCTGAAGGTCGGCCTGGTTCTTGAACCGGTCCTGGATTGCGCTCTGTACATCCTGGCCGTACAGCTCCTTGTACTCGCCCTTCTTCAGCTCTTCCCAGCGCTCCTGAATCGTCTTTTCCGGCTG